GAGGGAGAAGAACTTCCTTGGGCAAAAGTATATTCACATGCTTTTCAAGGACCAGGTGGTTGGTACATCGAAAATTCCCTAACAACCCTTAATCAAAAGGATCCTGTTGGTGAGATTAATAGAGGTCACTGGAATGCTGGTACAGAAGAAGGTAAAGAGTTAGCACGTAAGCAAAAGCGTAGACTGTCTTACTATAGTAACGTCTATGTTGTTAAGGATACAAATGACCCTAGTAATGAAGGAAAAGTCTTTCTTTACAGATACGGTAAGAAGATCTTTGATAAGATCATGGCTGCAATGCAACCTGAGTTCCAAGATGAGAAACCAGTTAATGTTTTCGACTTCTGGGAAGGTGCAAACTTTAAGTTAAAGATTAAAACGGTTGCTGGATTTTGGAATTATGATAGCAGTGAGTTTGATAGTCCTAGTGCTCTTAATTCAGATGATTCTGAACTTGAAAGGGTCTACAAGGAACAACATAGTCTCGCAGCATTCACAGCACCAGACCAGTTCAAAACATATGAAGAGTTACAAGCAAGACTAAACATGGTCTTGAATAGTACACCACAGACTCCTGTTTACAGAGAGGAAGCAGAAGTTCCTGTTCCTCTTGAGTCTGTTGCAGCATCATCTGCTCCTAAGTTTAATACACCTAAGAGTGCTCCATCGCCAGTGGCCGATGATGATGATGCTTTAAGTTACTTTGCTAGATTAGCAGAGGAAGACTAGAGGCGAAATTGACTTTTTGATTATGCGAATTCGGGAAAAAAAATCCCGATAAAAATTGACTAAAAAAGTCGATCTAAATTTGAGTTTCTTTTAATTTAGAAGAAATATAGGCAGAGCACTTCTTGTAGGTGCTCTGCTTTTTTAGTTCTGCGACTAATGGTCTGATAAACCGAGGTTTCAAGATATAGATTTCTCTCTTTGATTCGTTCTTTCTAGTTTCGCTCTCAAATACCGATATTGGAGAACTTATTGTATTTCCAGTAGTTGTTGTAAATGAGTTATTTACGTCTTCGTTACTATATCTGTAATTACCTTCATAGAAGGTTTTATCAACTTTTTGACCTTTTTTCAAAAATATCGTTCCATTGCTATTTTTAACATCTTCCTTAATTTCGTAATATGCTATTTCACTGTATGGGTCGTTATAATCACTTTCTAACCATTTTTGAAGAGAATAGTTAGAAATTGGCCAATCTTGATATACATTGGTTATATTGTTGGTCAATGCTACTATCCAATCCAAACCAGAGTTTTTATATACTCTTTGAGCAAGAGATTCTATTCTTTCGTCATTCTCTATTGCAGTTTTGTTGTAAAATACACTATAACTGAATACATCAGGATTTACTTCAAATTTTCTAAAGAAGTTCTTTGTAACTACAAAATCCGATTCTGAGAATGGGAAACTTTGTGGTTTTTGGTCGTATTTTATATTTGGTAGTATAGAAAGGTACATTAGTAACTCCACTCCTGATCTTGTTGAAGATTTTCTTTATAGACGATTTTTGTCTCTACCATTTGAATTGATAGTTCTACTGCTGAAGGATAACCACCTATGTAGGTTGAATAAGAACCATCTGGTGTATAGTTGATATCAACATTAGTTAGTGCTAGTGCTTTATATTGCGATAGGTATGGGTGCAATTTACCACCTTTCATCATCTTCATTCTTACCAAATCTGGTACTTTAATGAAGTTTCCAAAACCAGTCATATCTTTAGCATTATTACCATCACCAGCAGCATTACCATAAGCAGGTAATGACTCCATTTTAAATATATGACAAATATTATGAATGTCTTTTGCTTCGTCTTCTGTTCTAGCAGACATTTTGAATTTGAATCCTACGTTACGTATACGAGGTCCACCAAATAATAGTTCTACGTTTGGGTTTTTGACTTTAGCAGAAGTACCACCAAGAATATCATCTTGAGTTATACTTTGGTTTGCACTGGATAATATCCTAGAAATCATATCAGCACCTAATGCATTAACACCTGCAGGAATACTCTTTACACCTTCTATGGAGTGGTTAATTAGATCCTTACTACCTATTACATTCAATATTCCAGTAGCAGCATTACCAAATTCTTTACCACCCCAGTTTGTTGCATAAGACGTACTTACATCTTGAGGCATGAATAATTGAATAGATGGTATTTTTGCACCAGCTCTACCTGTTGCTGGTACACCAAAGTTTCCAGCAATTTCATTTCCTTTTTCATCGCCAAGTTCATCTTTTACTTGATCGTAACCGAAACCTTTTTTTATGTTTGATATAGAAACTGCAGTCGATGCTACTGTTCCAACAGGTCCAGCTACAACAGTAGCTATACCTGCATTCATCATTGCATTATTTTGTTGTTTTTTATTTAATCCAGAACCAGTTCTGTTGAAAGGTGGGTTATAGGTATAGAAATCAAACTGAATATAATCTGTATCAGATGTTATATTCAAGTCTCCAGGATACCTTACTGTTTGTTTGGCTCCAGCATTCAGATCGTTAGCACCTGTTAACGAATCTGCTTGTTTTTTGGCATCATTGACACCCGTTACTCCCATTGCCATATTAGTATTTCTCTAATGTACGTTTAACACGAATAGTTCGTTTTCTGTTCCTGTAAGAATCATCCCATACATCATTTTTACGAACACTAAACTGCTTATCATTCTTTATGTAGACGAAGTTGTCTATAGGTAGCATTATAGCAGTCATCCATTCATCTACACCTAAGTCTAGATATCGACCATTTTTTACGTTTTCTCTTAGGTATTTATGGAAAGAACCCTTGGGTACGACAAGTGTATCATGTGCTATTAGGTTTTCAATTATTTTTAGTCTATATTTTGGGTTGATGTAGTGAAAATTACATCCTATGAAGTAATCTTCTGATCTATCTACAACATATACTAGAGGATAGGTATCATACCATTTCAACCATTTTGTTGATGCCTTGTATTCAAATAGGTAGAAATGACCCTTTCTGACCGTTTTTCTTGACTCGTTTGTGTCTTGAAAGAGTTCATCTTGCTTATCATCAGAATTTTCGTCTGATAGTAGTTGTGTTATTGGTTTGTTATGGTATTCTGCAGCCAAATATCGCAGTTGCTTCCTATACCAACCAACTGATCTTGGTTCGCTACCTGCTCTTTCCTTAATTTTCTCGAACAGTGTTTCAGCCATTACTTATAAATGTTTAGTTCGTTTTCTGTTAATATTACGAATGATAGATTTCTTTCTTTACACCATTTTCTTGCATATTTCCATTTTGCTTGATTAACAAGATATGTAAGACATTCTGCTTTATATCTAGCAGTCTTTCTTTTAGGTTCCTTTGGTGGCTTACATTGTTTTGCTGGTTTTATCTCTATTACACTTTCTTTTACTCCACCACCTCTTTCTCTAGTTTTCATATAGAAGTCTGGATAGTATCTGTGAACCTTACCATCTTTAGGTGATCTGTATGGTATCATAATCTCTTCACTTCCCCATTTGACTACAGATTTTTGACTATCACAAAATACCATAAATTTTCTTTCCCACAATGATCGGTATATTACATTTGTGGGATCTCCTTTGTACTTTGCAGGCTTCTCAGGTTTATACTTTCCAGAAATGGCCATATATAATATAGGAATTCTCTAATTATTTAGATCAAGATGATCTCAGAATACGTTTCATTGATGTCGAAGAGAGGTGGAATGGCAAAATCCACTGGATTTGCTATCAATTTTACATTGCCAGAAACATTGAAGACATATTTGAATAGTCATATAGAGATGACTGATAAACCTCTATACGAACAGTTTTGTGATGAAGCAAATTTACCAGCATCGAATGCAGCAACTGGTCAAGTAACTGGTAGATATCTTGGAGAAGGATCTGTATCATACCCACATACTAAGATGTATACGGATTTTTCTTTATCATGGATGGCTGATGCTAACATGGAACCATACAAGTTTGTTCAAGGATGGTGGCAATACATTTTTGGTGAATATGATCAAGAAGGTCAATTGTATGATTCTGGTGGATATTATTCCGAGACAAATAATAAATTGCATAATAGACCTACTAGACTGAGATTTCCAGCAGACTATCATGCAGATATTGTTATTAAGAAGGCAGAGAGGGGTCCTAACAGTGAGACACAGTTAAAATCTCTAGAACATGTTATACAACAGGCATATCCTTACTCAGTGGATTCTGTTCCTTTATCATTTGGAATGGATCAGTTAGTTAAAGTTACTGCTAACTTCCATTATAGTAAGCATTTTGTCAAGTATACCGACCAGAGAAGTACTTCTGGACTTTATAATCCATTTGACGATGGTAGGAACCCAACTGGTGTTTCACTAACAACTGGACCTTAAAAACATTAATAAATAAAAGAAAATATCTTATTATGGCATTACCAACGGTTACCGCACCGACCTATGAATTGGAACTACCATCAAGCGGTAAGAAAATTAAATACCGTCCATTTTTTGTTAAGGAAGAGAAAATATTACTCCTTGCAATGGACTCTAAAGATGAGAAGCAAATAACACAAGCATTGATAGATGTATTGAAAGCTTGTATTACAACTCGTGGTGTAAAAGTAGAAAATATGCCCAGTTTTGACTTAGAGTACGTTTTCCTTAAGATTCGTGCTGCTTCAGTCGGTGAAGAGATAGTACTGAATGTAACATGTTTGGATGATGGTAAGACAAAGGTTAGTCATACTATTAACATTAATGATGTAAATGTGTTTAAACCAAAGGGTCATAGTGATAAGATAATGCTCAGTAAAGAGGTTGGTCTTATTATGAAGTACCCTAGTCTTCATCATTTTATAAATGTTGGATTCTTGGAAGATAAAGAGGTTGATGGACTTAATGTTGTTCTGAACTCTATTGATCAGATATTTGAAGGTGAGGAAGTAACAGAAGCAAAGGATTGTACTACAAAGGAACTTCAGACATTTATTGAGAGTTTGACTCAAAGACAGTTTCAAAAGATAACTAAATTCTTTGAGACAATGCCTAAATTAAAGCATGAGTTTAAGGTAATTAATCCAGAAACTAAGAAGGAGAATAAGTATACATTGGAGGGACTACAAAGTTTTTTCGTATAGCACTCTTCCACACTTCTTTGGAGGAGTACTTTCAGACAAACTTTGCTTTGATGCAACACCATAAATATAGTTTGACAGAGCTAGATAATATGTTTCCTTGGGAAAGAATTGTATACCTTGCACTTCTTACCCAATATCTTGAAGAACTCAAGAACCAACAGCAAAAATAATGGCTTCAGGAACTCAATCATATTCAAATACTTCAGGATCGTTAATCGACCCTGCTAGGAGAGTGTGGGAAGATAGAGATAAGCATAAGAAAAAGATTGAAGGGTTCAAAAGGCGTTTGAATACAATCTATGACATGTATTCACAGGATGTGATGGGTGCAGCATCCCAAACACCTATGCTTTCTGCTGGTTCTGATTTCTTACTTGAGCCTGGAGCAAAATCTTTACCACCTGCTCAAGATCTTCTAGAAGGTAGTAGTGATGGTAGTGCATCTAATGCTATCGTTGATGTATTAGGTACGATTTCTGATGATATTGCTGCACAGAATCAGTTAGTAGCTTTTCAGACTAAAGCACTTACTGACTTATTAAGCACTACGAAGAAGTTAGCAGCAGACGATAAGAGATTAAGAAAGGAAAGAAGACTAGAAGCTGGTGAAGATTTATCTGGTACACAAGGTGTAGTAAAGAAACTTGCTGCTGGAGGCGGCGGTGGTGGCGGTGGTGGTGGCATCTTTGGTGCTATAGATGCAATTACCGATACTATTCAATTAGTCAGGATGTTCCGAAAGGGCAAGTGGTTGTCCAAACTAACCAATTTAGGGAAGGGATTCAATTTTAAGAATCCATTTAAGGGTTGGAATAAAGCAAGTAAGGTTAATAATGTAGTACCAAACAGTAGAATTTTAGAAGCAAGTAATCTTACTTCATTTAAAAAGAGTGGAGAGGTAACAAGTCTTGGTAAGAATTCTAAGATATTAGATTCAATTAATATAGGAGCAGAAGTTGTACCAGATGTTGCTAAAACATCTAATAAGATAGTTAAGACTGGGAACCTAACTACTAGGATTGCAAATAATACCACTGATGCTTCTAGATCATTGAGTAATGTTAATGATCTCAGTAAAGTAGTTGATATTAAAAATCTCAACAAAGTTGAGAAGGTTGTGGATCCTGTATCTGCAATAACTAAAGTTGATAATCTAATCCCTCCTGGTAGTAGTAAAGTATTAAAGGGTCTGAATAAAAGTCCTCTAAAATTTGCAATACCTGGTGTGAGTGGTGTTAGTGGAATCGCTAACATTGCTTCAGGTAATTATGCTGAAGGTGCTTTAGATCTTGCTGATGCTGGAACAGATGTTGCTATAGCAACTGGTGCTATGTCAACAACTACTGGTGCTGGTGCAGTAATGGGTCCAGCGATAGCAGTTACTGGTGCTGGATTAGTTTCTGGTTGGCTTGGTGAATTAACTCGTGGTACTGATGATTGGGTACGTGGTGATGGTAAGAATGCTGTAAGGAATGCACTTGGCGATATTACTGCATTTGGTTCTGCTGCATTAGAGACAATTGGTACTCCTTTTACTGGATTGTTTTCTGGTATTGATTCTCTTATTAAGCATGGTAACTTCTCTGAGTCTAATAAGAAGATGGCCAAGGTTGACTCTAACATACGAGAAGGATTTAGAAAATTCTTTAATGCTATTGACTTTATGGATGTTGTTAGTGATGACGTTGGTGGATTTGGTACATTGAGTTGGTATGGTAAGGAAAATGTGGATGAGGCCAATAAGCAGTTGTTGGAAGATAAAGGAATAACTGATGAAAATGAAAATGTAGAGACTAATAAAGAAACGAAAGAGAAACTTATTACTAGTAGTGCGAATATGATTGAAAAGACTACTGATATTGAGAAGTCTATAATAAAGACTGTCCTTGATGGTGGTACTAGTGGAGATGAAGATCTAGATCAGAGGATATTTAATCATTATAAGATTTTAGAATTGAAGAGTAAGATAGCAGCTGCTGAACCTGGTAGTTCTAAAGAATTAGATGCTATGATGGAAGAGTTGATGGGTCTTGAGTCAGGAGAAATCAATGCTGAAAGACCTGTATTCACAAGCGGTGACGATGTTAGTAGCGTTACTAATGGTGACCAAAATAACATTACTACTGCAAATAATACTACAGGTGATATTAATAACATTAGTAAATCCGACAATACTGTTAATAAATTGTTAACAGAGAAAGTGATTGAGACAGGTGAGGTTGAGAAACCAATCATTGTTAACGTAGCAAATAATAATACAGGAACCAGTTCTCAGGGTAATGAGTCTAGTGGAGAACATGTGACTCAATTGAATGATAGTAATACTGATGCATTCAAGAATCTGAATTTACAGAGTGTTATAGCAGCATGACGGAATCCTCTAACCAAGTATCAGCAACAACCTTTTCGTTTGAAAAGATTGTATTAACTACCCCTGAAGGTGATGCCTTTGATATCACTGAGATTGTTATGGGTTTCTCATACTATGAAGATATTACTAAAGGTTTTGTTAGTGGTAATCTAAATGTAATTGATGCTGGATTTAATATTAGAGCAACTGCTCCTATACATGGATATGATTTAGTGGAGATCGTTGTTAATGGTCCTGACGAAGAAACGTATGAAATGAAATTTCGTACCTATCGTATTGGAGATGTCTTTATGAGTCAGGGTAAACAGTCCTATAACATAGGGTTGATATCTGAAGAGGCATTACTTAACGAACAAAAGAAAGTATCTAAGAAATTTGTTGGTACTCCTACTGAAATAGTTAAAGCAATCTTGACTGAATATTTTGATGATGATACTTTAGTAGCAGATAATACTAAGAACAAAACTGTTGTCGTACCTAACAATAGAAATCCTTTCTCTGTCTGTTCTATGTTAGCAGATAGATCTATGTCTGAATTGAATAGTGCAGGATGTTTGTTCTTTAGAAATGCTAATGGTTTTCAGTTTAGATCTATTGATACCTTATGTGATGTTGCTGAAGGTGCATCTGGTGATGGTCGTTTGATCAAGCAGTTCATTGAGTCTGCGAATACAAGTGGAAACATGGAACCAACTAATATATTATCTGTTGCATTCTTGAGTGAATTTAATATGATGGAAGCTTTGAGATTGGGTGTGTATTCAAGTGAGTTGCAGTTGTTTAATATTGATACAGGTGAGGTTGAGTCTAAGAGATTTAGTCTATCTGATAATTTTGATAATCAAAAGCATTTGGGTACTCAAGATGGTTTGAATCAATCACAAACTATGACTGCTGCTAATCCTACTAGGATAGCATCTGCTGTGATATCCAATGAAGTTAACTATAGTGGTAAGGGTGTAGCAAAAGACGATGCTGAGTACAAAGATTGGACTGACCAGTTATTATTACAGTCCTTCTCTCGTAACTATATACTAAATACACAAGGATTAAGAATCGAAGTCCCAGGAAATCTCGATTTAGTTGTGGGTGATCGGGTTCGTGTAATCCTTCAGAACGCTATACCAGCGTCCGAAAGAGAGAAAGAAGAGCAAGTAGATACCGTTAACAGTGGTTTCTATCTTATAACCCAATTATCACGGTTATACAACAAAACCAATTATAACGTCACTACAGTGCTAAAATTACAAAGAGACACCTATGGTGCTCCTGAATAACTCTTATATTCTAATTTAATAACTAATATGAAATCAATAGAAGATCACATTCAAAAAGACAAAGAGATCATTGATGATCCTACAGTTTCACCTGCTGCTCGCAGACATGCTAAAGATGAGTTACACGACCTCATAGAGTATGAAGAGCATCATCACGATGAGATTGTTGCAGGTGATCACCATGATCCTAATGCACTCGAACTATTTTGTGACCAACATCCAGACGAGCCTGAGTGCTTAGTATATGACGATTAAATATGGATCCTGTAGTTAGCTCAATACTACCTAGATCTCAGATTGGTGTATCACCAACATGGTGGGTAGGACAAGTAGAAGAAGTTGACAACCCTAAGCATTCAAACCGCTTTAG